GGGCTTATCGGATGGAGGAAACTTCCGATACGAGCGCAGGAAACCCTTTACCAATGGGAGTATGACGATGAGGACAATCTGAAAGGAATGACGCAGATGCCGCCTCCATCCTACAATCTGTACACGATTCCGATTGAAAAGGCATTGCTTTTCCGAACCAAGAGCCGAAAGGACAACCCGGAGGGCAGGTCTATTTTGCGTAATGCGTACCGTTCCTGGTATTTCAAGAGAAGAATACAGGAGGTTGAGGGCATCGGTATTGAACGTGACCTTGCAGGACTTCCGGTAATATATGGACCGTCAGACTTAGATATCTGGAATCCTGACGATGAGCAGGCGCAACAAATCCTGAACGGATTACAGACGCAGGTTAGGAACATCCGCAGGGATGAGATGGAGGGCGTTGTTCTTCCAGATGGTTATAAACTGGAACTGTTGAGTACCGGAGGCAGCCGACAATTTGATACAAACGCAATCATCAACCGCTATGATAACCGCATTGCAATGACGGTACTGGCGGATTTTATATTTTTGGGGCATGAGCAAAACGGCAGTTGGGCGTTGAGTTCCGATAAAACGGAGCTGTTCTCAATGGCGTGTGGAGCATTTCTTGATATTATCTGCGAAACATTCAACAGCCAGGCAATCCCGGCTTTGATTGATATTAACGGAGAGCATTTCAAGGGCATCACAGATTATCCCAAAATGACACATGGGGATATTGAGGATGCAGACATCACGAAAGTTTCTGCATTTATCAAAGATATGACCGGTATCGGCGTATTGGTTCCTGATGATGGTTTGGAAGATTACATCAGACAGGTGGGGCATTTACCGGAGAGAACATCTGACACAAGAACACCTGATGAGGTAAGAGCAACACAACAGACGCAGAACCAACCGCCAGAAAGCGCAACGGCGGCAGGGAAAGAGCCAAAGGATGGCGATGGAGAAATACCCAGTGACATTACCGAAGCTGCCAAACGGCGACTAGGGAGGTACTAATCATGGCAATACTGATAAGACCTGGGAAGAGATTCAGAAAAGCCAGAGCCGGTAACGGTGCAGAAATTCTGAAAAAGTTGGAGGATTATCTGAAAACAGCCAGTTCAGAACCGGTTGAGTTGTTATGCGGATTCTGGAAAGACCAGTCCAATGCTATCACGTATCAGGAATTAAGACAGGCGGTGCTTGATGGAGAACTGGACGAAAAGACAGCAGATGAATGGATGCAGGACTATTCTTTATTGGTGCAGGGAAAGCTCAACGGTATGTGGCAGAATGCGATTATAGCCGGTTCCACAAGCCAGCCAATAATCCAGGCTCTTGCTGATACGGATTATATTTTTTCAACGAAGCAGGTTCTTGGATGGATACAGGAAAGAGGAGCCGAGCTTGTGACACAATGCACTGATACGCAGAAAGAGGCAATCAAAGTATTCCTGGAAAGGACAGTCCGGGAAAGACATTCGGTTGATGAACTGGCAAAGATGATTCGCCCCTGTATTGGATTGACAAAACCGCAGGCGCAGGCAAATCTCAAATATTATGAGAATATGGTCAAGACTTTGAGAGAACAGCATCCGAGGATGAAAGCAGAAAGCATCCAGAAGAAAGCCAGGACAGCCGCAATGAAGTATGCAGAACGTCAGCATCGGCAGAGGGCAGACAATATTGCACAAACGGAAATGGCATACGCTTACAACAAGGGAGCTGATGAGAGCGTGCGACAGGCGCAGGAACAGAAACTTATAGGCGAGGTCATAAAGAGGTGGAGCACATCAGGCGATGATATGGTGTGCTCTTTGTGCAGTTCTTTGGAGGGTGTGGAAATTGGCATGGATGAGGAATTTTCTTTCAAGGGAATAGGAACCAAAGTTACAACCGACCTCACACCACCAGCGCATCCGAGATGTGCGTGCGCTATTGAGTACATAGAGGTCACACCTGATAAAAATAAAAAGTAGAGGAGGCGAGGAATTATGCAGAAGTTTTCGGAGCTGATAAAGAAATCAACGGAAGATGGAGTCGGAAAGAAGAAACCGGCAGTGCAGAAAGGGCGGTTCAAGATTGCAAAATCTGATGATGATAAGATGCTGGCGTTTGGATGGGCGAATGTATCCATCACCGCAGATGGGGAATTGATAGAAGATTACCAGGAGGACATCATCGAACCGGAGGAACTTGAAAGTGCTGCTTACAAGTTCGCAGAACTGTACCGGGAGGGCGGAGAGATGCACGAAAGAGGCGGAGCCGCAGTCCTTATCGAATCGGTGGTATTTACCGAGGAGAAAATGAAAGCAATGGGAATCCCGGAGGGCACGTTGCCTGTCGGATGGTGGATTGGCTTCAAGGTGCTTGATGAGGATGTCTGGGAAAAGGTCAAAAGCGGCGAATACCCGATGTTCTCCATTGAGGGAGAAGCAGAGCGAGTGGAGGTTGAGGAAGAATGACAATACTTGCAGGAATAGGGATTTTCCTTTTCGGTGTGGCTGTTGGGGTGCTGTTAATATCCCTAAGCACAGTCACGAGAAAATATTTTGATGAAAAATAATAGCGGTAATACAGGGAGGCATCCGGGAGGGTGCTTTTCTTGCATTATAAAGAATTTTTAAGAAAGGAGCAGAGCGATGGCAACAAAATTGAAAAACCTCAAAATCACAAAAGTTGATTTTGTGGACGATGGAGCCAATCCAGAGGCACACATCCGATTGTTTAAGAGCAAGGACGGTGTGGAGCCGCCACATGATGAGGGTGCAGAGAAGAAACCGAATATCTGGAAACGCCTGATTACGGCGATTACAAAAGCCGCAGGAAGTGAACCGGATACATCGGAGCTGGAAAGCGTGATAGATGATATTCAGAAGAGTTCGGAGAGCTTCGGAGAAAGAATTGCCGAAGTAAAAAACCGAAAAATCACAGATGAAATCTGGGATATCTGTTACGCCCTCCAATCTTCTCTGTGTTCCATTCTGAATGATGAGGAAATGGATGGAACCAGTGCAGCAACAGCAATGCAGGAAAGCCTTGACGAGTTTTGCGAGTTTACAAAAGATGCAATCTCGCAGTGGTCCAGTGGTAAGGCAACCAACATTGTGAAGAAAGAGGAGGTTACGGCATCAGACCTGGCGATGATGAAATCCATCCGCAAGAGATTGGATGATACCATCGAAAAAGCAGAAAAGGCGCAGGATGAGCCTGGAACCGGAGAACCAAAGAAAAAGGACCAGAACAAAAATCAGAACGATGCGAAAGGAGCAGAAGAAATGAAAATTGACAAGAGCAAACTTACACCTGCAGAACTGGCTTTCTTACAGTCCATTGAGAAGCGTTACGGCGAAGAGGAGGTAGCCGCAGGAGCAGAGGGCGTAACTCCACTGGCGCAGAATCCGGAGGGAATACCGGCAACAGAGGTCGGTAAATCCAATACACCGGCGCAGGGAACAGATGGCGGAGAAGATATCTACAAGGGTATGCATCCGGCAGTAAGAGCGGAACTTGAGAACTTAAAGAAGTTCAGAGAGGCAACAGAGGAGCGTGAGCTTGAGGACGTTGCCAAAAAGTATGAAATCATCGGAAAGAAGAAAGAAGAGCTTGTACCGGTA